GGAAAGTGCTTGTTAATCAGTTCTACCAGGACCTTGTTATCATATTCAACACCTTCTGTATCCAAGATTTGTTGGATGCGTTGAAAGAAGGATGCCGCAAGTTTTGGTTTGCTCTTAGAGTTACTGGAGAAATCGATACAGGCACATCGGGAGTGGAGTGGCTCAATGATTTTGTTTTTGAAGTTGCAGGTGAAGATGAACCTGCAGTTGCCACTAAACTCCTCAGTAAACGCCCGTAGGAGGAGTTGTACATCATTGGTTGTGTTATCTGCCTCATCAATGATGATGACTTTGTGTTTAGCAGTTGACGCAAGCGAGACGGTCGAAGCGAAGTTCTTCGCAGTGTTTCGGACAGTATCCAAGAATCGACCTTCGTCGGATCCGTTGATGACATAAACATCTACTCCAAGTTCATTACAAAGTGCTTTTGCGACAGTGGTTTTACCGCATCCAGCGGGCCCAGCCAGAAGTAAATTAGGTACTTCACCTTTATGTAGGAAGTCTTGAAAAGTCTTCTTGATATTCTCTGGGAGAATACAGTCTTCAATAGTTTTGGGTCGATACTTTTCAACCCAAAGAAATTCGTCACGCATGATAAAAAAATAAAATCAGTCGATAAGGGAGAACCCTTGCATGTTAGTAATTGCCAAGAGAGTCTCAAGGGGAATCCATGCAGGATTCTCATCAGCAAACTGCACTTGAACTTCAGTAATCACTCGTTCAAGGTGTTTACTATACATTTGCCTGGTATTCAATACAGGACTTAGAGGATTTTCTACACCCATTCTGGTTTACGCTCAGGAATACGAAGGTAATTATCGCACACCCACGGTTTAGATGCAATATACATCTTGTAAGCCGTGAAGGTATCGATACTGGTATCAAGTTTATATTCATCAGGCATTGCCCTTGCAAAGGGTGTTACCTCATCAAGATTTCCCTCTGGAAACAATCTGAGTGCTTCTACAAGGGTCTTGTAGCAAGAATGGACCTTATCATACCTGAGAGTGTACTCATTACACATATGAAGACCGTGCTTGATTAACCAGTAAGAATTATGAATGCTCTCCGCAGCCCACTTAGTGCAAGGATGATTGCGGAATGCACCTTTTTCAGTTTTGTATGGTTGACCATCAAGGCGATGGAGTTCACCATATCCGTGCCCCCATTTGTCTGATGCAACGATAGATAGCATCTGACAACACTCAAGTGGCATCTTGACGATATGTTTGTCAGGAAGCACTTGAGCAGACTCCTTGGGAGAGGAGCAGGTCACAAAGATGTTCATTCTAAAGGACGTTCAAATTGACTGGAAACAATGTCGGTTGCCTTCAATTGCTCTTGCATATATTCTACTGCCTTTTCTGGTTCTGCGCTATCCCCACAGGTAAAAACATCACAGACTGCCATGCCTTTCTCAGGCCAGGTATGAATGCTGATGTGACTCTCTGCGAGCATGGCAACACCAGTTACACCTTGTGGTTCAAACTTATGTGTTGCCAGATTTAGCAGAGTTGACTTCGCTTCTTTTGTCGCGTTGTAGAGAAGCAACTTGATATTACTTTCGTCATCAAGTAGTTCAAACGGACACCCCTTAAGGGTAAATAGAATGTGCTTCATCAACCAAAGGAAGAATCGGGTTCCAGAGCAATGTAGTAAGTCAGTTCGTGGTTCTTACTTTCAAAGCGGGAGAGTAGTTTTTTAGATACAACAACTTCATAAGTTCCAGGGAGAATCTTGATGTTCTCTACTTTGAAGTTAAAGCAGAACTCAGAATCAGTTTCACCAACAATCTCTTCATGAGTGTTAGAGGTATCATTCTTCTTGTCGTGAACAACAAGTTTGACAACTCCAGCTTCACCAATAACAGACAGGTCAGGAACCTGATAGATTGCTGCTGCTTTCATCAAAGTACCAAGAACCTGAGTATCAAGTTCAAAGCAAACATCTTCAGAGGGAAGACTGATCGACTTCTCAGGAGGACTTACAATAACGTTAGGGTCAGCAAAAAAGAAACGATTACGCTTCTTACCTTCACGGATTATCAGATATTCGTTGTTGCTGAAGTCCAATTCAGGATTGACGTGAAGAGAAGAGATGGCATTCAGGAACTGGTTCAGGTCATAGATACCAAAGTCCTTAGGAAACTCTTCAGGGACTTTTGCTTCTGCGAGAATATTCTTCATCACAGAAATGGTGCGAATGGAATCTCCTTCCTTGATCAAGATAGACTGATTGATGGAGGAGAAGTTCTTGAGCAGGTTAATAGTTTTATCAGATAGTTTCATAATCACTGGTTGTAGGTTTCACGTTGAGCGTTCTTGTCGTTGAAATGCATCAGAAGCACAGCATAGTGCAGAATCTTCATAATGTCACGACGTGCAGTGCCTTTCTTATCATAACGAGAGGCATACTTGAGGATATTACTGCGGCAGAAGGATTCTCCATCACCACAAGCTTCAATCAGATCAAGTGTTTGGACAGCATCATCACCAGCAGAATAATGCTGATTGTATGTTGAAGAAATATAGTCAGTCAGTTCTTTGATAATCCGTTCTTCACTATACTTAAAGCGATTAGGATTCTTGCTAGTAGTCATATCAAGGTCAAAAGAAATAGTATCAGTACCATAGGTTCCAAAAAAATCCATTGGAACCGCTTGTGCTGCTTGGAAAGAGATAGTGTCTGTTCCCTCTCCACCGTAGATTACAGTGTCGCCACCAAGGGCAATTGTATCTTGAGCAGCAACACCAGGGTTACCTGTCACACTGAATCCATCTTCTGCCCAGTAGTCTTGATTAGTCATGTTCAAATCATCAAATAAAAAGGACCAAGAGTTTGTTGTTATTATATCAGAGAATCTCTGATTGGTCAATGGGAGAAAATTCTTTCATTGTATCTTCGTCAAGTGTGGGAAGATTGAATTCTGCATCAACTTTATCATACAGTTCCAGGAATGCTTGCTTGGTTTCATCATCAAAACGATTCACACAGACCTGAATAGCCTTTGCCTTATCACCAAAGATGTTGAATGCTTTGACGATATGAACCAGGCGACGAGTAGAGATAACCTCATCGATGCCACCATCATAGAAGGTCTTACGGATGATGTCTGCCCAGTCTGCCAGACGCTTGCAGAAGTCAGCATCATCACAGAGACCAGAGAGAATCTTCTCTTCAGTCTTGGCAGTCGGATACTCCTGCTCAAAAGTCACAGGGAAGCGCTCAAGGAAGGCTTCGTTGAGCACATTAGTTCCAATGAATCGTCCATCGTCCGAACCTTTACCTTTGGTGTTTGCGGTTGCGAATACTTGGAAACCTTCTGCGGGTGTAATGAATTTGCCAATCTTCTTGAGGAAAACTCCTTTCCCTTCGAGAATAGATTGAAGACAGAGAATTTTGTTTGAGGCAAGATCGATTTCGTCAAGGAGCAATACTGCTCCTCGTTGGAGTGCTTCAATGACTGGGCCATTGTGCCAGACGGTTTCACCATTAATAAGACGGAAACCACCAATAAGATCATCTTCATCAGTTTCGATAGTGATGTTTACACGGATGAGTTCTCGGCCGAGTTGGGCACATGCTTGCTCAACAGAGAACGTTTTACCGTTTCCAGAAAGACCAGTGATGAACGTTGGATAGAATACACGGGACTTAATAATTTTTTTAATATCACCGAAATTGCCAAACTGGATGAAGGAATCATCTTTCTGAGGGATAAGGTTTTGCTCAACAGCAGGAATTGCTGCAGGTGCATTATAAGTTACTTCAAGTTCTTCCACAGTATCTTGTGTTACTTCCAGGTTCCACTTACCGCGACCAACTTTATAGTCAGTCAATTTGTTGGTGACAGTCTGATAGTTAGAATCATTCATAGCACACCAGGCACGAATGTCGGCGGCAGTCACAGACTCCCCATACACTGCTTGGAGAGAAGTGCGGATGTAGTCAGCGGACAGAGGCATTTGTCTTTTTTTGAACTGAAGTTATTATAGGGCAGAGTGGGGCAGAGTCAGGGGCAGAGTGGTCAGTTGTTGGATTGACCATACTTGTATCGGATTGCTTGAAGTAGATATGCCTGAGAAAGGGACTTGGGCCCGTTCTCAAGAATATCAATCACCTTGGGGTCTTTTTCTGATGCTCTTGCAATTTCTTTCCAGTTTTCTTTATAAGTCATGCAATCAACTCCACAAACTCCCCAAGAACTTTCTTATTTAGTTTTTTAGTCTTAAGAGACTTCATAAAGGCACTCTTGATTTGAGTTTTAGTTGCATCTTCCTTAACCTCAAATTCAGTTTCATTAGAAAGAGAAACAGAAGAAAGGCCAAAATACTTAGAAAAACCACGAACAGTTACAGACACTGCTCTTTCCTTTTTCCATTCTTTCTGAAGGTCATTAAGTTCAGAATAAGGAACACTACGACGCATCCAAGCATTTGCATCGCGGCTCTCAAGAATGCGAATACCAATCACATTAATATCAGGGAAACGGTCACAAAGGTTTTCAACCATCATACCGTTGAATTCATACCACTCACAAGGAATCTTGTATGTCTTACCAATCTTACGGTCACGAAGATAACAAAGATCATTGAGACGAATTTTGCCCATAATTTCACAATCCCGACGCTCAACCAACTTGTGACGGGCAAGGTGATTTGCCTCACCATCAGTCAAGATTACACAGTTGACCTTCTCAAGATTGTTCTTCTTTTTGAAGTCAGGAATAATTTTATGAAGTGCAACAATAGATTCATTCAAAGGAGTGCCAGAGAACCCCAAACGAGGAGGTGTCATAAAATCACCAGAGTAAGAATAATGACAGGCAGAATAAGAAATCCTCCAAATGTTTTTCATCTGATTATCAAGTTCTTTAGTGGAAGTTTCATTGTTAAAGAACTCCATCATAGAGAACCTACTGTCAACATATAGGTAACCTTCTTTTGCTTCATAATGAGGGGGATTCTCGCAAATGTATCCTTTGTCATCAAATTTCACATTATATTCTCCAGTAAAAGCAAACACTTTAAAAGGAATAGCAACCTTCTTACAGAACCAAATCAGATTATACAGTTGCTTTAAAGTGTCTTCAATAACATTTACCATAGAACCAGACCAGTCAAGAACAAAAACCAGGCCGTGATTCTTGCCGTCAGGAATCACACTGACTTTTTTGAACAAGTCTTCATTGTATTTGTAAGTATGGAGTTTAGTGCAATCAAGGACTCCAGTCCGAGATACAGTAGAACGATGATAAGCACTAGCAGACTTTCTACACTCGAATTCTTTGACGAGGTAGTTGACTTCTTTCTGTGCGGATTTTTTGAATTTGGCATAAGAGTCATCAGCACTTTGATAAGGCGATTGACTTACTCCATCCAACCCAATACGGTCTTTATGATATAGAGAGAAGAAATCATTGATGTATTCCGAAACCTCCTTATTAGAATTGACGATGGTCTTTAGATTAACATCAGGAATCTCAACATATTCATTAGCCTTAGAGTTACTAGAAATTAGATTCTCAAGATTACTGGAGAGACTGGAGTCAGTCTTGACTTCATCATCTTGTTCCGTCTCATCATCTTCAGTAGGAAATTCCTGAATTGTTTCTGGGGATCCACCACCATTAAACCCACCTTCAGAATCATCCATCTCTGGTTGTTCTGTGCTATCTGATTGACTCTGACTATCTTCTTGACCGCCACCTTGCTCCTGTTGAGGAGTCTCTATATTAGCAATTTTTTCCTGTTCCTTTTGTTGCTTGTGGAGTTGATGCATTGCCCGTGCAGCTTCTTGTGCTTGCAAGAAGGTTTCTGCATTGGCAATCATATCAACAACCACTTGCTCCTCTTCAGTAAAAGAAACAGGGATGAATGAACCAATCTTGAAGTGAAGATTCACACGATCGGCAAGAGACATAGAGTTGACATCTTCGCCATCCAATTCAAAAAAGTCATCTTTATGAAACTGCTGATATCCACGATAGAAAGTCTTGGCAAGTCCCATAAACTTGCGCTTCATCAGTTTCTCAATACGTGCGTCCTCAGTTACATTCACATATTGATGAGGAATATCATCAGCAGGATCTTCATTAGGAGTGAAGAGTGCATGGCCAACTTCGTGTGCTACCAGCAAGTCATACACATTATTGTCTGCCTTGTCCCAGATAGGCAGAGTCAGAACACGGGAATCCACATTGAAGGAAGCAGTGCGGACTTCCTTGTTCTCAATGATAAGGTCTTCGGTAGCAAGCAGTTTAGCAAGTTGCCCCTTGATCTCTAGATTGATTCCCATTGGAGTTCCTTTCGTATAGGGCCATAATACGACGAAAGGTCGCCCTTTGGACGACCCATGTGACGCTTTTTAAAATGGCGCAGTGCTTCTCGCCTGGCCCTCATTGCTTGTGGTTTAAGTTTTCTCTTCTGTTGTTTTTTGCTGTGGTGTTGCCAGTTTGGTCTTTGCATTGAGATACCTGTCTGATGCAGGGTCAGTGATTAACGTCATACCAGACTGCCTGAATTCTTCTCCTATGTCAACTGGACGGCGAATTTGATTTTTCATTTGAGATACTAGAGAAACCTTTGATTTTTTCAAATCTCAAGACGTTATGGAAACTATCTTCAAGACCAGTCTTGTGTGAGATAACAAAAATGTTTGCGTCTTGAATAACGTATCTGATAATTTTGAGAAACTCTTGAGTTCCCAATCCATCTAGAGAACTGTCAAACACTTCATCCATGATAAGAAGATTGGTGTTAACTGAGTTCTTCATTCTAGCAACTTCCCGCCAAGTAAACAAGAGTGCTAGGTCAATTCTCATCTTTTCGCCTTCAGAGAAGGATGAGTATGAGAAGTTATCATGAATTGGGGACTGGACGGTTTCGTTAAATTCCTCATCAAGTGTGAAGTTAATATAGAAGTCCATCATCTGAAGATAACGATTGACTTGCTGATTTATCAGCGGTAGATACTTCTTAATGATTTTGGATTTGACGCCACCGTCTTTAAGTAAACTATACGAAAAATCGTAATAGTTAATCGTGTCCTTACGTTGAGCGAGTTCGTCGTATGTAGTTTTTAGGTTTTCCTGGAAGGAAGCTAACTTGTCATCTTCAACATTTCTATTTGCAAGTTGGTCGGTAATTCTTTGAATTTCCGATTCCAGATCTCTGATTTGTCGCTGACATCCAGAAATCCGAGCATTGTTTTTAGAAATATCATTATTGAGGTTTGTAATCTCCTTCGATAGGGCAGTGAATTGACGCTCTCGCTCTTCCTCCTTATTAATTGCGTCCTCCAGTTCTTTATAACCAGATTGCAACTCTTTTGCTTTATTTTGAGCGTCGGTAATTCTATTTATTCTGAAGGTCTCCTCAATGTCCTGATTGCAGGTAGGACAAACCGTATTCTCTGTAAAAAATTTATGCTCCTTAGTAATTGTTGATACTTTGTTAGAAATCTTACCCTTAAGATTACCAAGTTTACGTAACTTTTCAGTAGCTCCTGTCAGAACTTCAAGACGTTGTTCTACTGATTGCACCTCCCAGTTGATACCTTCATTGGCATTTATCAGGTCATTCTCTTCATTCAAGAGTCCTTGAATTTTATTTTCTTTCTCTTTAATATTCTCTTTGCCACGATTTTCAAGTTCTTCAATAAACTCTTTTTGCATCTGAACTTTATCATTCAGAGTTTCTTTTTTTAATTCTAAAACCTTCAAGTCTTCTTTCAAAGTGCGAATCTTTTCTTTGATCACAATCCCCATTGAAGAAAAGATTTTGATATCCAAAAGATCTTCAATCACATCTCTGCGATTCTGTGCAGAGAGTTGCATGAAAGGAACAAAGGTGCTGCTACCCAGAATCACAATCTGAGTGAATGACTTATAGTTCATCTTGAGAACATTTTTCTCAAGCCATTTTTGTTGGTCTAATGCTGCTGCATCCTGATCCAAAGGTTTATCGTTGCGATAAATTTCAAATAGATTTGGTTTGATTCCTCTGACTACTTTCCATTGAATATTATTAACCGAAAACTCAACCTCAACACGACAGTCCTTCTCATTCACAGAGTTGGGCAACTGTGGTTTATTAATCTTACGGAATGGTTTTCCATATAGCGAGAATGTAAGTGCATCAAGAACCGTACTCTTACCAGCTCCATTGGAGCCAATAATCAAAGTCGTTGAAGCATCCTCAAAGTCAATTTCTGTATATTGATTTCCAGTAGATAGAAAATTCTTCCATTTAATTTTATGAAACGTAATCATTCTGAGGTAGGGGGAATCACAATATCGTTGGGGGTGATGATCGTATATTTGTATCCATGCATTTCGCAGGTTTTGATCATCAGTTCATCATCTATTTCAAGAATATGCATTTCGGAAGAACCTTCTTCCTCTAACATCATAGCATATCTTGTGGCATCATCTTCATCTTCAAAGATATAAAGTACATCTTCTTCATACTCATTCTTTACTGAGTATGCACCATCAGTTTCCCTTCCATAAATTGTAAGTATATACATCAGACCATCTCACATGCCTCTTTGTAAATCTCACTCATCATCCTAGTGATTTCAGATTTGTCAAGATCAACTTCAGATTCTTGAATATACCTATTTAAGATTGAAAGAGTGTCTTCACCTTCAATCTCTTCACAGTCTGATTCCTGAAACCATCCACCAAAATCATAGTTTTCAATAACCTTAAGATCTGCAACTCCAATATCATAAAGTTTATCTAAAAACTTTTCAAATTTTTTGGTGTCAGACTTCTTGCGAACAACAACCTTTACAATTTTATTTTCATAAGGACGTGCATCAAATGTTTGATGATTATCATCCTCGTAGTAAATATTGTGAAAAATTTGGAAAGGATTATCTATCGAAACATGTTCAAGAGTTTCTGTATCAAAGATGGTGAATCCTCTCCGATCACCAACATCTGTCCAGTAGATTTCGTATGGGTTTCCCAAGTAATAGATCCGTCCATTATCCGATCTAGTGTGGTAGTGACCGCTGAAGACCTTTTTGAACTTTGAATATAACTCGCCATCATGACCATGCTCCATGACGATTTGTTTATTAACTCTAAATCCTTTGAGCTCAAGGTGCCCCATCGCGCAGTCGCAAGTTGTCTTTTCAATAAGTTGATAAGTTTCTTTCTCATTTTCTTGATTAATCCAGGGAATGAATAGTACATCTAAACCACCAACTGTTACCTCAGTAGGTTTTGAATATACAGTGACATTATCATACTCACGAAGTAACAAGTCTACAGCATTAACTTCGTTTGTATTTTTATAATATGCTGTATGATTACCAACAATAGTATGGACTTTAACTCCCATTTGTTGGAGACGATCATAGTAATGATCTTTTGCCCAAGCCAATGCAGAGAAATCAATTCCTTTACGACTATCAAAGGTATCACCCATATCAATAACCGTTGTGATACCTTCTGCCTCTAGAGAAGGAAAAAAGACATCATTGTAAAACTTTAGAAAATAATCATGAAAAAGTTTTGAGTTTTTACGAGCACCAAAATGTTGGTCTGTAATGATAGCGACTTTCATTCAATAACGGAGTTTACTATGGACCGCATCTTTGATGCTATTATAGTCCGAATAGTTGTTGCCGTCAATGGTATTATTATCGTCAAACACCTGGTCAAAGCCAGTCTTTTCAAGAATTTTGTTTTTAATCTCTAGTTGCTTCTTCTCTTTCTGAATTCGACGTAGAAAGGCATAGTGGATAATTTGCGTGAAATAAGCAAATGGATTCTGAGACTTTTCTGGGTCAAAGTTATGAATATATTGTACGCAGTTTTCAATACCATCACAGATCATATCATCCTTGAACATATAGTTCACGAAGTTAGGTTTGAATGATAAGTGAGTAGCAATCTTAAGAAAACATTCTCCAAGATAATTGGTAATCTGTGGTTTACCTTCCCAACGCTTTGCTCTTTCTGATTTGTCTTGTTCTGTTAGGTCTTTTCCAAAAGTCTCTAAGTAAGATCTTTCCACTCTAGATCTATAATTAATAAGTGCTTCTAAAAGTTCTTTATTATTGACATAGTGTTCTGACCTTTTTCTTTTGGCCATAGGTGCTTTAATCATAAGTTTATATGTTCTACTATGTAGACATTATATCACTTTTTAATATACTTGACAAGTTCTCTATATCTGTGTAGACTGGGCTTGTCCCGGTTAGAAGGGAAACTTAGCTACTATTGAGTATCTTTAACTTCTTTGTTATAAATCTTCTCTAGTACTTCTTTAGCATCAGCAACGGATGAGATATAACCCATTTCTCTTTGACTGAGTTTATATCTATTGGATTCATCATCCATATTATCTGCTTGTCTAACATAATTTTGATACATCAAAATCATTTCAATATCGGATGATTCGGAGAGTGTTAGTACATCATCCATATTAATAATGAACATATCATCAGTTGTAGTCTTTAACCAAGGCTCAATCTTATATCCTAATGGGTCTCCCTTTCTACCCTTTACTTCAATAACATTGATAGGATGAGAAAGAATGAGCATTGTTCTATCTTCCTCTTCTGATGCAGCTACTTTAGAGAAGATTTCTTCTCCAGATTTAAATTTAATTGTTGCATAAAAATCATCTTCTATTCCCATATTTACTTACCTTTAAGTTGAATGGTGATTATGTCATAATTAAAATTCTCTTCATTATAAATTTTAATTCTCTCTATGAAGTGGTTCAGAGTATAGTTTCGCCTTGATTTAGTTGAACAATCATCAGCGATGTCATAGAGCATTGCTTTAGTTTTATCTTTTCCTTTTCTAAGTACCCTTCCAATTGATTGTAGATTTCTAACTCTCGATTTACTGGGTGATGCAAAGATAACATTATGGAGATTTTTAATATTAATACCTGTAGAAAAAGTTCCATAAGAGGCAACAATGATTGCGTTGTTTTCTCGCTCTGTAATTTCTCTTACTTGTTCTCTTTCTTCAGTATCAACTCCACCATGGACAAAAAATACTTTTCGGTTATCTTCTTTGCTAGTATTTATCTTTTCAAATAATACTGCACCATGAGCTTCCACTCTACTGAATAGAACAAGAGTGTTACCTTTCAGGTCTAATGCAAGTTTAGATATAAAATTATTTCTTTGATCATGACCAATCAGATATTGAATCTCATCTTCAAAGACTTCAAACTTTTGTGGTGGATGCTTGAGAAGCAGACAAGTGATATCAAGTTTAGAAAGAAAACCTTTTTCTTGGAGTTCCTTTGTTCTGACAATCTTATATGAAGGTCCAAATAATCCTTCCAGAACCCACTTATGAGTCTGTGTACCATCAAGTGTGCCAGTAAAACCAATCCTATGTTTTGCGGTATGTAACTTAGTCATAATCTGTATCAATGATTTTGACTTAAATAGATGAGCCTCATCACCAATCACAACATCAAATCTTTCAAACCAACTTCTTTCAAGTTTATAGATAGACTGCCATGTTGTGATGACTACACTTTTATTAGTGTCCTTCTCCCTACCAGAATAGATTTTGTGACAATATGAATCTGTATCCCAACCGTAATCCCCAAAGTCCTTATACATCTGTTCTACAAGAGATGTCGTGGGAACGACTAAAAGAATATTTTTGCCTGTATCCACATGATATCGCGAGAGGGCGTAAATCATCAGACTTTTTCCTGACCCAGTGGGCGATATCAGCAGCCTTCTATTATGCCTTAGAGCATCGTATACTCCCTCAATTTGATATTCTCTAGGTTCATGTACAGATATTGAGCGAATATAATCTTTAACTCCTTCCTTTGAAATCATTTCATTGACTTCAAAAGGTTGTCCAAAAAACTTATTATCTTCAAACTTATAAGTGTATCCGTAGTTCTTACAGAAGGATACAATCTTATCTAACAGACCAACATAGATCTGCTTGGACCGCATATCGTATAGGTGAATCTCTCCGTTCCAATTCCTACCACGATACTGCGGCATAAATTTTGCATTAGGAACCTCAAACTTAAAGTGGTCTCTAAGTTCGTATTCAATATGAGGTTCAGTATTAATCTTTAAAAATACTTCGTTGGATTTTGATATAACAAGATTTGCACTAGTGTCAATCACATAGATCCATTCATCTACAGATATTTATTACATGTCGTGAAACTTATAATCAAGTATACATTTATATAGTTCACTCTTCAAATGATATAGATGCTCTTGTTCATATGGATGCCTGGATGGATGTCCTTCCCATGTTTCAATTCTTCTACATACGCAATGATATAAAAGATGAACATCTTCTATATTAAAATCTAAAACAAAAGGAAGTTCTTCGTCCATTAGCCTAATCCTGCATTGAAACGCATAAATTCAATAGCATTTTTAATCTGGTATGTTCGATTTGTAATCTGTTTCAGAATACTTTCAATATAGACCAGCATTGTATCATAATAATCAATCTTTAACGAAACTCCTGAGAGTTTATCATCTGCATCCAAATACTTTTGCATAGTTTCCTTATCCCTGATTTTTTTAGGAAAAGGTTTTTCGATGTAGACATCTGGGTCTGCTTTCCCACTAAAATATTCGTATCTTTCGTGCCTAATATTTTTTCTCTGTTGCTCTGCTTTCTTTCTCATTAGAAAGATTGTGTTATACAATTCAAAGTACTTCGCATGGAGTGATGGAATATTTGTTGACTCGGTATGTAGATTGTCCATATCAATCTTAGAGTCTTGTTCCCACATTCCTTGAAGTGTATCAAGATCAATCATAAAGGAGTTCCATCCAATGCAGTTATTTCATAATAAGTATACTTGAAGGAAACCTCTGCTGTAAAGTATTCGATATCAGTATCAGTAGCATCGAAACTTAAAGTGGTCAAGGAATATGGAAAAAGTCCTTGAAACTTAATCAAAAAGTTTGAAACTAAACTGCTATTTAAAATAGACATAGTTCCATCAGAAAAAATATTCTCAAGTTTTCTGGTCCTCAGATCCATTCCCCTGTTTCCAGTTTTTTGAAGATCATAAATCTGGTCAAGACTTTCTGGATATCCTAAACCTCTCATCCAGTTTTGAATTTCCATATAGTTTTTTAAGTCTTCATCGACCAAAAATCTAACGGACAAATCTCCAAACACCAACTTATCTCCTGGACGATCAATGTCCTTAAGGTATGTTGGTTGAACCGCAATACCAAGATCCAGTGATGGTATATTTGCCTGGTTGCAGAAAAAAGAAACTCCTGGAGCCTTCTCCAATATAAATTTAAAACCAGTAGGAGTTAAAAAATTCCTATTTTCAATTGGGTTGAAGTCCGCCATTGTTTTTTTAAATATTTAGATAAAAAAAGAGGGGTAGTTAACCCCTCTCAAAAACTATCTTAAAATCCTCCGACAAATTCGTTTACATGTTGACTGGTCATCATCACATTCAATTAAGCAATTATAATAGTCGTTAATAAGATCAGATTCTTCCATGCTCCTATCTAAAGTGTTTTCCAATCTCATAACACTTTGCTTCCATCCTGCTAATTGATTATGCGATAATATGTTATGCATAACAACCTCCAATAGTTTTTTGAGTCATAATAAAAATTCGACTTTCAGTTCACTTTGTTTACCTCTTAATTCTATCACTATATATTAGTTTTATGTGTAAATGACTACAATTAAGAAACAAAAATTTATGCCTACGAGTTTATACTCATAAAAAAAGGAGACCCGAAGGTCTCCTTGATTTGATATGTGAACCAAAGATCACATGAGGTTCTTAACAGCAACGCGACGATAGTAGCGGTTCTGGTTAACAACCAGGTTACCCAGTCCTTGGGTAGTTCCTGCTGCGAATGGGTTAGCGACCATGCCGTAGCGGGTCTTAAATCCAATCTTGGGCTGGAAGGAGTTCTCACCAACGGCACGAACCATTTGGAGAGGAACATAAGGACAATAGAACAGACCTGCGTCATAAGGTGAAGAACCCTTATAACCAACGACATAGTACTGGTTACCACCAGATGCGTTAGCAGAGGTCAGGTTAGCAGCATAAGGATCGATGTAGACACGATACTTACCTTGCAGAACACCAGCGAAGGTGTTGCCAGTGTCATCAACGTTCAGGTTAGCGTTGAGTGCTGGGGTGTAGTCAAGAACGCCAGCCATGGTCAGAGCGGAAGCAACGTCTGCAGAGCAGAGGATGATGTTGCCCTTTCCTCTACGAGTGCGCTGTGCAATTGCGTTAGCATCGCGCTCGATTTGGAACAGCAGACCCTTGAACTTCTCAACAGACCAACGACCGTTGGAGTCGATGTCGAGGTCGAACTCACCAGCGGTAGCGACGTTAGAAACAGCGCCTTGC